ATATCCAGAGCGGACAACTCATTATAGATCATCAGAGCACGTTGCCGCTTCCGCAACATCCGCCGCCGTACCCATTCATGTTATACGCGAAGTATGGGGAACAGGTAAGATATGCCGGTGTAGGTGTCGGACGTACCGCGTTGATGATTCTGCTTTCCTGGGATACCTGAGAAATCTGGTTGTAAGCGTTCTGAAGATCGCGATCACGATCAGCAAGCTTATCTCTCAGTGCCTGGATTGTGTTCTCCTGCAGGAGCTGACGGGTGGCATTTCCATCCGCAAGGATGCTCTCCTTGATATCACAGCAGCACTGTGCCATCTGGGCCTGCATGTTCTGTGCCATCAGGGCTGCATCATAGCGGCTCTGAAGGATCTCTTTCTGAGTCTCGCAGCAACAGTTCTTCTGAGATGCCTGTAACTGCTGTAAGCCTAACTGGGTGGTGTATCTGTTCTCCAGAACGTCTCTCTGAGTCTGGCAGGCTGTGTTGGATACGTTCTGGTTGGTGTTGAAGATATCGCGTTTCACGAACTCATCAGAAATGAAGTTGTCCTGTACGCCTGTTTCAACGCCGCCGCGGTTCCATCCGCCCATCATTGGGAACAGGAATGCGATCAGGATAATCCAGATCCACCAGCATCCGCCGCCCCATCCGTTATCGTCATTGTTTCGGGTAACTGCTGCCACATCAGCGGCAGACAAGCCCATTGTTCCATCTGTCATGTTAGTAGTCTCCTTTTTGCATTTATTTATCAAGGCTGTGCACTTGCCTTAATAGCTATTTCAACATTCCCGTGAACTGTTCCGGATCATATCCGTTTTTTCTGCAGCCTTCTTCGAAAACCTGCTGCGGATTCTTTCCCTGGCACATATCCATAGCACGTTTGATATCTGGATTAGTTTGCGCCATCTGGTTAAGAGCTTCCTGTGGGTTCCTGGATTTCTGGATCTGGTTAATAACTCCTATTGCCTGCATCATTGCGGACATTGGATTATTACCGCCGCCCATGCTCCCGATCATACTCATTAATGGATTCATTCAGATTCCTCCTTTTTCGGTGTGTCTCCTAATCGCTCCAATAAGGCTTCAAATTCCGCTCGTGTAACATAATCAGGCGGAGTGGTGTTTTGCTCATTCTGAACCGGTTTAGGAGGTTGTGGGACTATTTCTGCGAACTGGAATGCTTTGAAAGTGGCGCTTCCCATATTGTCTACTGCTTTCACGTAGAAGATTGGGTTATTGTTGTCCATCATCCAGATGGTGTGTCCTGGCTGTACAATCTGGTTCCGTGCGCCCTCAATTCCGGCAACCTGTATCCAGTTGACATTGGTTGTCGGTGTCGCCTGCTGTGTCTGCCCGGAAAACATTCCCATCTGCTGATTTCTCTGCTGTTCAAGCTGGTTTATTTTAGCTTGCAAAACTGCTTGATCGTTCAAAAATGTTTGCGGATCCATCATATTATATGGATACATAAGCATACCTCCTATGTTTCTTTGTACCTATATTTTGGCACGAAAGCAATCCAAGAAACAGTTCAAAAAAGTATCAGAAAAGTATTGACATATCACTCATTGAGTGGTATTATAATATCAGAAAGAGGAAATGAAAACATTCAGGAGGTAAGCACTATGAAGTATAACAAGTCAGAAATCATGAAAAACGCATGGAGAATCGTAAGACAGTGTAAATGCACTATTTCTGTAGCACTTAAAAGAGCATGGGAAAAAGCTAAAGAAGATCTCAAGCTCGCAAAGCTTGGCAAATATTTCAATGCTTTCCTTGATGGATGCGAAGTTCTTTTTAACCTTGGAGACGGAATTGTTTCCGGCGATACATTCCATTGCAGAAAAACATTGAAAGATTTTGGTCTTAAATGGAATCCATATGAAAAATATTGGTTTGGTAAACCAGAAGATGTTGAGGATATTGTAAGATATCGTGTTTTATAAAAAGGAGGAGCGAATGGAAATAAAAGAATTAAGAATGCTTTCCGGATTAAGCCAGCAGGCTTTTTCTGAAAAATATGGTATTCCTAAAAGGAGTATCGAAAACTGGGAGGGTGGTAAACGTAATCCTCCAGAATATGTTATTAGTTTGCTTGAGAGAGCTGTGAAAGAAGATATTAAAAAATAGAAGAATAATAAAAGGAGGTGAAAAAGAATGCATGATGAATATACAATTGGAATTCTTTCCGAATATGCGTATTGCATCCAACTGGGGCATGATATGCATATCGGAGATACCTATCCGATTGGAAAACTTTGGAATGGGAAAGGAAATGTTTCTGAAATTTTGAGAAGCGGAAAAATCTCAGTACAGGACGAAGATGGAGAAGAATATGTATTATTTTTTGAAATAATAAAAAACAAATCTCAAATATTAAAAACAACCGTAAGAATAATTGACGCTGACTAATGGTGAAAGGAAGGAAAATATCATGAAAATTAATGGAATCGGAGTTATCAGCAAGAAACAGGCAATGTCAATCCTTACAAGAGATGGAAGAGAATCTGTTAAGAACGGCGAGATCACAACAGAAGAACTTGGGGCAATATATAAACTCGAGCAGATTAAAAAGGTCTGCAAGATTGGAAGCTGTGTCGAAACTTTTGCAGTCAACTACAACCGCATCCCGGACAACTTAAAAGAAAAGCTAAGTCCTCAGGAACTTGCGGAGCTGGTAGAAGCTTTTTATAAATGCTATGGGGACGGAAAAAACAGTAGATAAAAATAAAAAGAAAGTCACACTCAAATAATAAAATGTGGCTTTCTTTTTTTGATGTTATAAAAAATACTAATGTTTCAATCCCTGTCCCAGTGGATCGCTACTGAGAACCACTCTCGGGAGCAACCACCCGGAGCGACTAAAAAGCTTTTAAAAGCTTTTTTAAAAAGAACCCTAATATTTCAACCCTTGCCCCGGCGGATAGCTGCCGGAGACCACTAGCAGAAGCGTCCATCTGTAGCGACTAAATTTATAATATCACAGATTGTTATATTTATCAATACAAAAAATAAAGCCCTAGGAAATTAATCCATGGGCTTTTATCGTATCAGCATACTTTGATTATTTTATTATTTACCCTCCGGCTTAATCGTTTCGCCGTAGATATGCTCACGTTCATCTGTTCAGCGCAGTATTCAAGAGGGTACTCCTGGCAGCGCAGACGGAAGAGCTGCTCTTCTGCAGGCGTGAAATTACATTCAAGTAAAAAGTAATCTATATCTTTTTTGGTGAATACATATAGCTTCATAAGCGTACCCCTTAATAGTGCAATTAATGTTGATTGCTGGTAGTGGTTTTTGCCAAATAATCCGTAAGCTCTTTCTGTGTTTTTTTTAACGTATCTACGTTTGCGCCATTGATCTGCGCATCTAGCATGGTTGATAGTGTTTTCAGTATTAAGGCATCCCTGTCCGCAATTCTTTTCAGTTCTTCGAAATCTCTTTTATCATGCTCCTCCAGGACTTCCACTCGCTTATTGAGCCGGAAGGCTGGCGCAATCCACTTTACAATCACTGCTGCCGCTCCGCCGATTATGGATATCCCGCCGCATATTGAGAGAAAAAATTGAATGAATTCTGCTGTACTCATGTTAACGTCCTTTCATGTACCGTTTTGCCCCGGCATTGGCCTTAGACTGTTGTTTATAGCCGAAATCAGCTACCTTGTTACGATCATACTGAGGAACCAGATTATTGCGCCGGCACAATTTTTCATATTCTTTGTTCTGATCAGTAAGCTTGTACGCCATCTGATCATATTCTGATTGGAGTTTCTTTTTTTCGGTTTCCGGAATGTTCTCGGAGTTAAGTTCTTCCTGCTTCATAATCAGCTGACGCTTTGTTTTCCGGATTGCACGTTCCATGGATCTCTGTTTCTGAGTATTCTCGTAAGTTTTCTTGTTTTCTTCGGAATCGATCTTGCCCTCCCACGGATTCCGAAGTCCTTTTTCCCATGGCTGGTGAGAGTGCCGGCAGTTATATCCGTGCAGGCCTAATGGATTGACTACGGACCCCTGCCCGGTTTCTGGGCTTATATCATATCCGGTGCTTGCAAGAAGGTTGGGGTATCCCGGCTCTGATCCAACTATCGAGTATGCCTTTCCCTGCCAAGATGAATGATCTCCACAGGGCGGCTGTCCTTTTTGTGCGGTTCTGGCTCCTAAGTGAGCGGAGACCAGGACGTAGTTCGTTTTGGCCTGGACTATATATTGATTGGTGATCTGTGCTGCAGTCTGGTTCATTGATGTTACCACACAGCATCTAACAGCAGCTTCCAGGGTGCGCTGGGTTCCTGTTGGGTAATTCACCATAACTCCCTTTCTTGCGTATTGATCCAAGATATCACTTACAGCAGAGGTGTAAGATTGTACACCGGATGCAACGCGAAGGTCCACTTGATCTATCAGATTGATGAGATCTTTTTGTGATTGATCTATGGTGGTTCTGGTTAGGTTTTTCAGTTCTCCAAGGGTTTTCTGGAATTCGGCATCCATTACGGATATTACCTCCGGATTCTCCAGTGGGGGGCTGATGCTTTCATCTATTCCAAGGATGATATCTTTTTCATTATCCCAGGAGGTGAGCACAGCTTCCTGAAGGATCTTACGGAGCTCCTTCTTTGATAGTTTTGTGTATTCCTGCAACTTCTGCTCTATGGCTGCCCGGCTTTCTCCCATCTGGTTTAGTTTCCAGATGAGCCTGTCTGCTGTGGCCGTCATTCCTTCTGACTGAAGGATTCGGCGTGAAATATCTGTGAGAATGAAGTTTTCCAACTCCTGGAACATGGAAAGAAGGCGCTGCTCTTTTCCGTAGAAGTATTCGGGTGGGAGCATTATTGTTCACCTGCCGTTCTTTGTACCAGATTGATCCAATCTGGCAAATGCTTCTGTTTTGCTTTTTCGAACCAATGATCTGAGGTGTCTTTGGTGTGGTACTGCAGTCTTTTTCCAGTCGGTGATTTTTTCGGGGGAGAAATCCATCCGGTAATATTCCCCTGGGCATCCTTGATTGGAATGTTCGGGCCATAGACTTCACCCATATACATATAGTGGGCGTAAGGTGTGTTATATTCAATTTCTCCGCCTGTAATGCCTTGTGGGTATCTTACACTGCTTCTTAATGCTCCATTTCGAAAAGGTACGTAAGGCTCACAGTCTGCTACCACCTGCATGTTCAATTTCATCTGGGCTTTTTCCAGATTGCCGTCGATTCTTTTGGTATCGAATTTAATGTGCAAGCTTCCAACGTGGTTATTAATCTTCATTTACTCATCTCCAAATAGTCCGCTTGTCTTGTTCTCCTGCTGGGCCTCGTTTGAGAGGGCTTTGGCTTCTTCCTTACTGAATCCTTCAAATTTTACAAGATAATACCAAAAAGGTATTCTACCAGTGTTCACATAGCCAAGCCAAGTCTGCTTGTCTTCGGCGAAGGAATAAGTTATGTCTCCGAAGTCATATGTAACTTCGTACGCTCCAACCGGCGCAAGTCCGTATAAATCTGCGTATACGTTCACAGCGTAGATTGTTTCGTCAAGGCAAGATTCCAACTTATCTCTAACATCTTTGATGAACTGTATCGTTCTCTGTTGTTCTGCTTCTACTCCTGTAGCAGTCTGAATTCCCGTAGATTCGTTAAAAACGAAGTATCCGTTGGAGAATCCAATTTTATAACCAAGCTGGCTTAAAAGAGCATTAATGCCGGTTATGCGAGTATCCGTATTTAAGATTGGGTTGATTTCCTGATAGAATTCTTTTTCATTCTGACCGAATACATTTTTCACATAATCCGGTAGGCTCATCTCTTTGCATCTACGTTCCATTCCCTGTGGTGTCATTGCTGAGATGGGGGATCCGCTCGGCATCAGCAATCTATCATCTGCCAGAACAGTCCGTTTGGAATCAAGAATCTCTTTCGCATTCCGGCTGTATGCTATATCAAGGTCTTTCAGTTCTTCTATGGCTTCTGCGAATATTGGAAGTCCTAGCGGAGTGCTGATATCCACATTGTTCGCCTGTGGTGTTCGCAGGATGCCGTATAAAGGTCCGTCCAGTTTCTCGCCGTTTGCTTTCAGAATTGGTGGCGTATCTGCCATAAGATCAGCCCACTTGGTCTTCTTCAGATCAATCTTATCACCAATTGATTGAGGTGACTTTGATACATAAGCCCTATTTGAAACATAATAGGGGGTGACTTTTTTTCCGTCTATAGTCGTTTCTACGAATCGGTGATATTCAAGTCTTGTGTAATATTTCTGCCCAACTGTGTAAGAATCTTTGAATATGATTCCCTTGATTTCCTGGTTATCGAAATCGACGATCATCACATCACAAGGTGTGAATACGTCAATGCTCTCACCGTTTGGCTTTATGAAGGCGGTTCCATATGCGCATCCATATTCTACCCAATGGCGGAGCTGGAAGTATACTTTATCAATTTGTTCCTGAAGCCATTCCGCTCTGGCAGATCCATCTATCTGAATTCCGATTGCCAGTGTTGCAAGTCTGGCCGTTTCTGAGCATACCGATTTTGCAAAATTGATAGTTTTTATATGATCCTTATCATCTAACCAGTACGGCGTTCCCCTATATATGTTCGCACATTTATTTACCAGGGCTTCCATTTCTGGGAATTCTGCTGCCTGGATGTTGAAATCCTCTTCGGCTTGTTTTTTAAACAACATACTAAACCACCTTTTGATTGTTGATATGATTCCCATTTATTCACCTGCTATCTTCTTGCCACATACCAAGCAGTAGTTAAGCTCAAATGGACTTGATGTAATGCTTCCTGGCTTATTTTTCTGGCATGCATATAGCATGCAGCCATATTCATATTTTTTCTTTTCAAGCTTCTTTTTCCAGGCTTCTAATTCTTTGCAAAACTCACACATTATGCACTGTTCCCCCTTCTTCTCCACAACGGCTCTGTTGCATATCTGGTGGCGTCTATAAAGTGATTATCTTTGTCTGGATATCCACTGATGATGTTTCCGTCTTTGTCACGTTCGTATTCATATTTTCTGAACTCTTTCCGTGCTTTCGGAGTCCTCCTTAGATCAAAAACAAGCCTCTTACCTTGTAGCCACTTCATCGAGTATTCAACACTTCCAGGTCCTTTGATTGCATCTCTTGCTGGTAATCCTTCGTCGCGGAAATCACTTGTAGATTTCTTTTCTGCACTATCGCAAGTGATCTCATAGTCACCATATCCACGTTTTTTGATTTCAGCAGCTGTCTCACTATTTTTCTTTTTGTTTGCTCCGTATTCATCAAGAAAGTAAATCGTCTCTCTTGCCGCATCGTAATGTATACGTATGAAGGCAAATGGATCTGGGTACCATCCCCAGTCAACGCCCTGGTAAATCCTATCAAAGCTGGCGATCTCTTCATCTGTAATTTCTCGATCTTCGATAAACTCAAACACATTACCGCCATTTCCATTTGCAATTCCCATATACTCATGTTCGTAAGCATTTGGATTTACTGTTTTTAAGTGGTCCGCTTCGTCGATGAACGGCTGTCCTAGCCATTCTTGCGGAACATCTAAATACGTTGATGAATGAACTATTCTGTTTTCTTTAGGTTCGAGGACATACTCGTTTGCCCAGTTATTAGCAGTCTTTGGAGGATTGAAGCTTTTAAATATCCATGCAATATCACCACCACGGATAGCGGACTGCTCAATCTTACGAATTTCCTCAGGACCTGCAAACTGATCTAATTCCTCGAACCAGAGAATACCGATATAACCAAACTCAGGGTTGATAGATTTAATTTTGTCAGGATCATCAGCGCCACGAAAATATATCTTTTGCCCAGTTGCCTTCAGTGTAATCTCCATGGGAGATAGCTTGGAATCAAATTCTTCTGTAAACTCTTGCTTTCCAATGGACCATTTGATTTTGTTGTATACAGAATCCTTAATGGTGTTTCCAACCTGGCGGCAAACAACAGCGTGGATGTCGTGATTGTTCTTCATCAGCTCTACTATAGTCATTCCGATGGTGGTTGACTTTGTAGATCCACGTCCGCCCTTAAACACATACTCCAGATGTTTCTTATCTCGGATATCTCGAATAACCCAATGGAAGCAATCTGGAATGTTGTATAAATCCATGTGATACTCTTTTGCATTTCTGGCGGCTTCTTCTGCTGCTTTCTTCTCTTCCTGTTCCTGCTTAATCTTCAATGCCTTTTCCAGATCACTCATGGACTTCAGCTGATCTGCGAAATCCGGGGAGAATCCGAAGGAGTCTGTTACTTCTCCTCGTGCAATCTTAGAACGGCGCTCCTGGATTTCTGCAAGGGACATGATATCATTGCCCTTTTGCTTTTCAATCTCTTCCTGGAGTTTTGCTATATAAGCCAAAACCTCAACATTTTTCAACAGGCGCTGACCTGAAGAGTATGCAGTTTTTTCGCTGTATCCTGCTTTTTTTGCGGCGTCAGAGGCATTTCCACCATTTTTAACATATTCTCTTGCGAAGCGTTCTCGCCTAGGCGTTAATCCCATCTAATCACCTCTGTCTATCCTCATTTTTTCACCGCCTCCCACAATTCTTTCAGGCATACAACTACATCATATTGGGATGCAGTTCGCAGGATTTCGTAGTCACAATCCTTCCAACCTTTCTTTGTTTTTTGAAAAACCGGTGTAGATATCACAGTGATTGTGATCATCCTTTCTTGCTCACGGCTGTAGAACTGTGATGTTCCAATTTTCACAACTAATCCGGTGGATAATATTGCTTTTTGTAATTTTTTTATGATTATTTTAAAATTTGCCATGATTTTTTCCAAAAAAATTCTGCCCGATATGGCTATAGATATATAACTATATTACCATACCGGGCAGGTTAAGTTGTCCCCCATATTTATACTAATTATTATATTTCTCTGTTTTTTCTAAGCGTATGTAAAACATTGCCATTGATTTTCGTTTATACGCGTAAAAATCGTCTCTTTTGATGGGTATATATTTGCTTTTCATTATCTTATCATAAGATCGATTCATCACGATTGATTCATATACCAGGTGCTCAATTCCTTTTGGGCAAGCCTTTATGCAGCAATTCAATATATCGTGTTTTTGCTTTGGTGTGGCGTTTTTGCAGATATCTTTTAATCGTTCGATATCTTCCTGGCGAACCCCCCAGTCAACGAGTGACTTTTTTCTCGTGAACATACACATCACTCCCTTTATTTATTTCGCTTGTTACCGGCGCAGGCAGCCCAGAGAAGAACGGATAATGCTCCGACTGCTGCCCCGGATGCAAATATTATCAACAATTCAATCATGTTTGATTTTCTCCTTTTCAGTTACCCAATCTTCAACTGTTTCAATAATTCGTTTTTGCAGATCTTCTGGCACTTCGAATGTGATTTCAGCATTATTAAGCGAAAACCATTCTTTGTTCGGCTTTAATTCTTTGGACTTTACAATCATGGAAAATTGAAACAGTTTTAGAGAATGATCTTTTTTTCTTTCCTTAATCCACTCCAAAAACGTTTTCATTAATTGTATCTCTGATTCACTTGTTCTCATTTGTCTCCTCCCCTTGGTGTAAGCTTCTGGAAAAGTAATTTCTTATATCTTCTGCGGCGGAGAGGCACTTTTCTTGCATTTCATACGGAATTTTATATGTTTTTTCTCCAATTCTTACTACCGGTTCATTTACAATTGATTTAAGGCAGTTATTCCATCCTTCCTCGTATCCCAGCTCATATCCACTTGCAAGCTTCGGTGCCTTATTTTTTTTCGGAAGTAGTCTCATCGGACACCAGATATCTTTCTTGTTTGCGATCCTTACTCCTCCTGTTAATCCGCATTCATAAATGTTTTTGGTACCTGCAGTTCTTAAAAATCTACACTTTATACAATCTCCAGGGTATCCCTCTACCACTAATATTGATTTACTCATTTTGTCTCATCTCCTTTTCTATATCATAGGCAGTTGGACAGGTTTCTTCCTCATCTGCTGCCAGATCTTCCAAGAGTGTATTTATAATATCAAGTGCAGATCCTGGCAGTCCCTCTTTGTAGATGGTTTGGGTTGTTAAGTCTTTTTTGAACTGCTCTAATCTTTTTCTTACTCTACTTGCCATTCTCCAACTCCTCCAACTTCTTCTCAGCTTCCTCACTGGTAAGGAATACAGATTTCCCAAACTTTTTGCTTTCCATAGTCCCGCAAAGTTCAGATAATGTTTTAATTACATGTCGTTGAATTTTATATGGTTTTCCATCATAATACCAAAGTTTATATACCATATCGCCAACCTTACACGGCAATCTCACCAGTAAGCCCTGTTCTTCTGCCTTTTCATATTCTCCAAGCTTTCTTAATGCCTCAATAAGTTCTCCACAATTATTTATTGGGCAATTCATATCCTCACAATAACAATCATTAGGGTGGCATTTTTTCAAACAATAGGAATCACCATAATCCTCCTCTGTTAATCTCTCCATCTACTTCACCTCTTCCATCTGACTTTCTACGGTATCTGCAAGTAGCTTCAAGGACTTAATAAATGAGTCCGTCAAAGTTGTTCTGTCTGGGTATTTAGCGAACGTTCTGACAAGGTTTACTGCATCCTTGATTTTTTCTTCATCTTCGATGATTTCGGACGCTTCATACAATGTCTTTTCAACATCTCTGTAAGTAACGTTCTTATCGTCATAAAAATTCAATATGTTTGGAAATGGAATTTCGATATGGTTTAAATGGTTTTCTCTCGCCCATTTGAATCCCTTAAACCTTGCTATTTTCAGAACACTCAAATATTCTTCCTATGTCTTTACAAACACGCTTTTTCCTGTTAAATTAATCATATTTTTCCTCCCTTAATCTTATTGCTCGCTTTACCTCTTTATCAGAATCTCTGACAACTCTACCACTTGCGCATTTTACACATTTGATTCTCCAACCACCTTTATATCTTTCGAAATGTCCATAACCTGTTGGGACTTTTTCACCGCAACAATAACAAGTTCCTGGATACCTATTCCTTGCCATTTACTTCACCTCTCCTGTAATTTCATCAATACACTGATTCCACCCTTCTGCGAATCCCGCATCAAATGTATTAGCCGGATAGTCTCCATTGTCTTTCTCTGGCAAATCCATAAGTGGACACCAATCAGGTTTAGATTGACGATATCCGTATATACAGTCAATTAGTTTCATGTCATTTTCGCTATCCCCATTTGTTGCATAGCAACATGCATGTTCTCTACCTCCTATACCGAATTCTTGACAAAATATACAAACTACACAATTTTCTGGTGTATCTATTACTAATACTGATTTGCTCATCTCATTCCTCCTGTAATAATTCTGGATTGTCGAAAATATTTCCAACTGGTATAGCGTCTACCATGTTAATCCAATACCCTAAATCTTTTCTAAGGCATTTGTCTCCCGTCCAATCTACATAGAATCCGACATGTTCTGTTTTCTGAGAATCAAAACAATTTTGATAATATCCATATTTGATTGGAGCATAGATTTCTCCGAAATGATATTTGATAATATCATTTTCCCAAATCTTGTTTCCGTTTTTGCCAGTCAGACCTGTGAACTGGCAGAGGGTTTCTGGAACAATTTCCGCATATTCCCACACTTTATAACTATCAGCATGGAAGATTAAATGTTCTTCATTGCCTAAAAGGTCATATCTTTTCTGATAATATCCCTCAATCCATTTGCCGTCATCTTTCCGCTTTGCCTTGAAAAGAATTTCTCTCATTCAACTCCACCGCCTTTCACGATTTCAAGTGCTAATGCAATTGCCTGTTCCATACCTATGTATTTTTTTATCTCAGTATTATCTCTAAATATAAGTGACAGTTCGGAATATATACCCTTTGTTTCTTCTAGCTGCTCAACAATTCTATTAACATCATAGGCTGTAGGCTGTTTCTGAACAGTTGTAATTGCAAGATGTGTAAACAAGTCCATTGGACTTATATCTTCTTCCGAAGCTTTCTGCCTTTCTTTATCCCAGTACCATTTTGACATTTCTTCGATTAATAAGTCTGCATCTATCAGTCTCATACCTTTACCTCATTATCATTTGGCATCTGGAATACCATTGCTCCCTTAATCACTTCTGTGTATTCTTTCAGCGTCTCAACTACGCCTGCTGCGTTTTCGGGAGTATCATAGTCTCCTGCCCATGCTGCCGCAGCCAAGCCTGTGCTTATGATTTTTGAAGCTTCAAAATCTGAATAAACTTCCTGGATCATATCCAGTACCTTCTTGGCTCTTTCGCGGCTACTATATTTTCCGAGCACGTATGCACATCCTGAGTTACAGCATGCAATGACTGGTGTTGTCATTGCTTCTTCCAATTCCATACCTGCTAAATTATCAACATTCACCAATACTTCTTTGCTCTGACTTCTGATTAACATTTTGTTTTCCTCACTTTCTTAAATTTGCAATAGCGCCATACACAGCAGACATTATAAAAGTTCTTCTTGTACTCCTCATTTGTACACTGGTCATCCTTTGTATGGTATATGCATTCCTTGCAATATCCTGGGGTGGAAGGATGCAGGATTATCTTTGTGCTCATTGTTTTATCCTCAGAAGCTGCTGCCGGGTTCGATCATATTCCAGGAGCAGTGTAAGATCTCTGCTCCTGCTGATGGTTCGATCTACTGCTCTCAAGTAATATCTTCCAGCTATCCGCCGCCCTTCAGCTGCAGCACCATACAGGCTTCCTACTGTCCGATTTAATCTTTCGGCAGCTTCCTGTATGGTTACCGTTTCTTTAGCTTCTTCTGCAACGTTTTCTGTGATTTCATATAGTGTCACAGCCAATTCCTCCCGAAAATTCTCATGAATTCTGTTCTGCTGCCTATCTGATTTTCAAAGGCTTCCTGCCCCTGACGGTGTAACTCTTCCATTACGGCTGAGTCTTTATGCACTGCATGGGGGCCGAACTGGTGGCATTCCCAGCACAAATATACTTTCAATCCGTATTGTTCGGATAATGTTCGATTAGGCCCCCCAAAGATATGATGTTCTTCTGTTTGGCAATATCGTCCGCATAAATAGCATCTTCCTTTTCTGCTTCCAAGAATGCTGGCCGGATGGGAGGTTCTTTTTTTCTTTGCTTTCGTCTTTTTCGGAAACATAATATACCCTGAGATCATGTGGCTCCTTTCCCCCTGCCCCTTACAGGCTGGAGCAGGGAAGTGAAATTGTGATATATATGTGATTCAGATTGCACCCTTAATTAATCTACCCAGGGACGGCCCAGGTGATCTACCTTGGTATCCATCCAGCGCAGCCAGAAGTTTGTGTTCTGGAGCTGGCTGAATGTGACGCTTCCGAATCCCTTAAAGGCTTTCGCAATATAGTCGGCGGCTCCGTACTCGGTAAGAGAATCCAGGAATTCTTTTCTGCGGATTGGCTTTTCTACTATCTCTTGCGCGGGCGCAATTTCGTTTTTCTGATCTTCCAGCGTGTTCTCTGATGTTTCTTCCGGAACCGGTTCTGAAATTTCTTCTTCCTTTGGCGGTTCTTCCGATTCTGCTGCCGGGCGCTCCTCTGGTGCTGCAGTCAACTCGATTTCTGGCTCTGGTTTCGGCATATACTCTTCATGGTTCAAAATACTGTCCTGTCCTAGAATCTGCTCTTCGTTTTCCACAATCTCAGCCGGATTTTCTGTTTTTTCCACATTGGGAACAAGGTTCTCCACCTCTTCCGGTGCAGGTGCAATTTCTTGACTTTTTCCCTCGTTTTCGTCTGGTACTTGCGCGGGCGCAATTTCCATGTCCGCCTCGGAATCTTCCAAATGGGAAGGCTCTTTTTTCGGTTCTGCTATTTTTTGATTTTTTGGCTCAAAATAGGCTTCCCAGGTCTGAGCGCCTGCTGCCTTTTCTCCAAACAGATCCTGCACAATGTTGAAAAACTCGCTCCACGGCATATTTGTTGTACCTTGTGGGATCTGTTTAATCATGATTCCTTTCTCTGGACCATACATCATCAGGAACACGGTTCCTTTCCGGTAGCTCCTGCTGCCGGAAGGATTTACAATCTCTATCATCTGTTCCAAAGAACCAGTTTTATAGGCATCGGACCCGAACAGCGTGTTCAGAGCTTCTCTGGATGATTTGAAAAATTCAAAGATCGTATCGAAGATTTTGTTTTCCTGCCCATTTTTCCAGGCAAGGAGCTGCTCCGGGTTGTGTTCGTTTTCTTTGTTGAACTTCTTTAATTCTCGGATATCATCTCTCTTGGTATCCGCCGTAATCATATGCTGGTCCTCGGCCGGGAGCTGCAGCATTTCGGAGAGCTGGGCGAATTTAAAATCTTTGTACTGCTCCTGTAGCTCCGGTGTATCTCCCGGAACAGAATAACGCTCATATACGTTCATGAAACGGCTTACGCCATCCGGGTTCATATCATATTCTGCTTTTGCGAATTCAGTGATGGAACTGTATCCATCCAGTGTATAGGCCTTGGAAGCATTGATCCTGGTCAGCTGCCATCCAATCTTTACAAAACTCTTTACGATTCCGGTTAAATTCTCTTTGATTTCTGTTTTGCACTGGATATAATCATCCAGGGTTAATTGTACATAGTCCATAATATCCTCCTTATACGGCAACTTTGATTCTTTCAGACTTCTTTACGTTTCTTTTAAACGCATCCAGTACCTTCTTGATTTTTTTTGAATCTGGTTTTCGATCATATTCGGAATACCACTGTATAATCCGGTCATCTTCCATGCTGATTTCTACGGTGTAATAAGGTTTCTTAATATCTTCCTTTTTTCTCAGAAACAGGATCCAGCTTTTCCCCTCTGCCATCTTCTCCATATAGTTTGTTGAGGCGCCTACGCAATGATGGAGTTTTCTGCCTTCTGTAACCAATTCTTCACACTTTCCTGCAGGAATGATGATATAGTCCTTATTTTCCCAGAAATACCTTTTTACTTCTGGAAGATGCTCCATAATCTTCTGGTTGAGCTTTCTGTACTTTTCAGCTTCCTCCTTCAGACGTTTTTCTTCTTTTCTTCCGTTAATTCTTTCAACCAGTTCATCATGGCGGGCTTTCAGATCTTTGGGGAGTCTTACAATATCATCGTTTACATCCATTCCCTCACCTGCTGCCATTCTCAAGTAATCATTCCAAGTCTCAAGCAGCGTGCTTGGTGCAATTTTCTGCTTTTTCATATAATTGACCATGCGGTTGACACTGCCTAAGCACTTCAGGATTTCCCGGCAGTCGCTTGGCTCTGGAGCTCTTCCGTTTAAAAATTCCAGGCTTTCCTGTGAAATCTTTTTTCCAGTCTCCTGTTCATACTGTAACCATTTCAAAGCGTTAAGTCCGCCATCCAGTTTTCTTAGCCGATATACGCGATCTCCATTAATTCGCAGACAAAGTGATAATTTCTTTTCATCTTCCTTTATGTAACTTGGATTACCCCACATTCCGTATACCCCTGTTACTTCCATTGCCAAACGATACAAACCAGCTTTGATCCAATACTCCATCCATGATCTTCCGTGGTAGGTTGTTATAAAATAATTTACATTTATTTTTTTGCACTTATTTGCCAGAATATCTAACCCGCTATGTTGTAAATTCCCATATGGGAGTACTTCCTGTAAGTTTTCTGGATACAGATAAGATTCGTAAAATCTCTTGTTTTCCCGATTGGTATCCCAGAATTCCTGGCAAAATTCATCCTGCTCCCGGTACGTTCCATACCACACATTTCCCCAAGTATGATTTTTAGGGATAATTGCCCGTATATCTTCCAGGATTTCTATTTCCTTTTTTCCGAAATCCCATGTGCATACTGCTCTCAGCTGGCGTTCTACCCACTCATTTTCTCCCATAGTCTGAAGCACGACTACCGGTTCTCTTCTCTGAATCATGCCATTTCTGAGGCTGGCTATTACAGGCGCTCCGCAGTGTGGACATGTTGTATTTTCATTACGTTTCCAACCAATTTTTTTCCAGCTTTTATGCCCGCAGGAAGTGCAGACGTAATCCGTCCGGTTCTTTTTTCTTTGCATAAAAAGATAGTTCTCTGTAAATACCTTTTGCTCCAGCCAAGTCTCCAAATCTTTTGGAAGCGCAGGGACTCTGTTCATCATTTCATCAATTCTTTTCCCTTTTCTTTCAATGGCATTCAGGTACTTTGTCCGGCCGATATCGTCTTCATATGTTTCCAGTTTTTTTCCTAAGTACTCATAGGCTATATTGTTATCCTTTGTGGAATTCCACTTCCATTCATCATGGTGGAAATATGTCTCATTACCTTTCAGGACAGTTTTTCCCATACAAATTCTAGCTATGTTATATATCTTACAGGTTCGCCATGATCCGTCCACATGACAAGCATGTGTCATCCTGTCCGCAAAATATCTGGCTTTCAGGACACCTTTGTAGAAGAGGTCGATATTCAGGTACAATTGTCCGTCATAATTTGCCACCTGGCTTACTGCTGTTACAAATTCACTTGTTTTCTCAGGAGCTTCCTGCTCTGGAATGTGCATAAGTAATGCGGTCCGTTTCATTTTCCAGTTCCTCCCAGATAATATTCTTTGATCAGCCGCTTGGCTTCGCCCATTGATGGGACGCCAAAATCTACTTTGGATGCGGATATTTTGGCGGCTTTTACGATCTCCTTGTCCACGCTGATCCGGTTCTGGAAGGAATAGGTCAGAAGGGCTGCCATGCACTCCTTCAGTGATTTTCCTTTCTTGCGTACCTTATGGGCCATCATGTCGCTTTCCATGCACAGGCTCTTGATGTATTCTACCCAATCCACCATAAGACCTTTCAGTTTCAGGGCTTTGCTCTCCACATCCAGTTTTCCAATGGCTGCGATTTCGGCATCGCACAGATACGGAAGGTCTCCTTCCAGGTACAGATCTACAAGATCTTCCGGGATTCCGTTCTCTGCTGCCATGATCTTGATGCTGGCAGTGTCTCCCTCGTTGAACAGATTTTCTGCAAGATCGTTGATATCCTTGCAACTGTCCATTTCTCCAAACTTCTCAAACATCATAAACTTCCCTCCTATATTTCCTCTTCTCTTGGCATAACTCTATGGTAACGGTAACTTACCGCGTGCATAGCTTCTTTCTTCAACAGGGCTTCCCACAGATCTGCATTCTTGGCTGGCTTTCCGTCTGCTTTTAGCCATCCGTTCTGCTGCCATCTCTGGGCGTACTTGTGATAGGTTGCCACATAACTGCAGTCTGTGTGTACGGTTACCACCGCGGGACGTACCAGGTGGGTAAAGGCGGCAATCGCAGCCATCAGGACTGCCTGGTTTCCAGTGGTCCCTTCTGGTGCTCTTCCCCATCCCTGGCGAAACTGCCCTTTGCAGGTAACTTTGTAGTAGTACTTTGCCTCCTTGGGTGTAGGTGCCTTGGTAGGCTTGTACAAATAGATGTCGGTCTGCAGTGCCATGGCTTTAAATCCTCCTGTTTAATTTGATTAGTGTGTAACGTCTGTATTTATAGCCAGTTACCGGATTGACTCCCTCAAAAGATTCTGCAATATAGTAACCTTTCTTGATTTTTATTTCTTTCTGCCAACGAACCAATTTCTTTGGCTTCGGATCCGGAAGCGGCATATTACGGGAATGGCTGTAACTGGATTCTTTAATCCTTGGTTTTGCCAAGTTACCGTCTTGTTTTACTTCTCTGGTGTTCTTATCTTTTGTGATGTAGGCCGCCAGTCGGTGAAAGTCTTCCTCCGGACACTTGCTCTTTTTGATTCTTGTGATATATACGCCTCCATATGGCCACGCACGTTCTATGAGACTGGCTGTGGTCCCAATATCGTTGATTACGAAATGGATATGCCAAGCCCCTTTTGTCCCTTTTTCTATATTCCGAATCCAGAAGAGCTGCTTTCCGCCTTTTTTATATATCTTTTTTATTTTCCCCATAGCATCCCGGAACTGCTCCTGTGCAGTTTTCATATCTTGAGGACGATTCTCCGGGGTGAGCCGCGCCTTCTTGATCTTGTTCCAGTGGTTCACCCTATATACATCCTCTGGGGTGAGCTTTCTCTTCGGTTGTCTTTTCTTACCCTTGGCTCCATACCTTCCATCGTGGTTCTCTTCTACATACAGAATATCCTTACCACGAAGATTCCAGGTTTTTCGCAGTGTTCCCATACCATTTGCTCCATAACTTTAATATCTTTATCAAGTTCTAAACAGGGATTTTCACCCCTGTGTCTTGACTTTCTGGCGCCTGAATGGTATAGTATTTATAGGTTTTATTTTTATCAGGCGACTGATAGTCATTTGCCGGTGTACTCTCAATACACCGGCATTTTCATGCTATAATATAATCGTTCAGATGCAGAACGCACCGTTCTTCTGCTAAGGCTTCCGCTTCGGCTCTGGTACCATAATGTGTCTCCATGTAGCCATCAGCATACCGGATGATCCATATGGTCTTTTCCTCAGACTTTTTCATTTGCTTTTTCCTCCAGCAATCTGGTCAAGTGCTCTTTGGCAGCTGTGCAGTTTTTAAGTGATGTTTCCATGAAGTCTTTATTTCTGTAAATGCAGTAAAAAGCAGCTTCAATTTCTGGAGTTTCTTTTATCATGACTCCGCACAATGGTCCCGTTGCTCCTATAGTGAAGTCAACCGCCCATGTTGCTTTCTTTTCTATTGCTTTCTTTGAAAGCTCGAATAACTCATTAATTTCTTTTTCTAAGATCATGCTTGTCCCCCTTCTTCTACCTTTTTTCTGAACTCTTCCACCAGTTCTTCATCAGATAATGCAGAAAGTCTCACACAGTCCTGCAACAGTTTTTCTACTTTTTCTTCTTCATACATATCACTAGCATAGTTTCGAAACGCTTTGAGCGTTACCATCATATCTCCCATGATGCAGGGAAATGTTCCCTCAAATTTAGCAGCTCCATTTTTAATCTTGATCATTTCTTTTCCTTTCTCACCTTTATAAGGTGTAAAAATTTTTCTGGATCCTAAGAGTAAAGCTCATCAGGATCCACCTCTGTTATCTGGTTCCGTACCCTGGATCAGCATCCATGCAATTATGGAAAAACTAATTATTCCTGCTGCCTGGGTTCCATCCCACTGCCAGATTGGCAAGTATGTTGTTGCGGTTCCGATGATAATTGCTAAGATTATGTTTCTTTTGATAATCTCACCTTCTTTCAGGATCACATGGTGTAAGCTATATACCAGAGCACGTTACTGATCACCATAAGCACTGCAGTGAGCACCCAAAGTATGAACCATTTTCGGCTCTCTCTCTTGGCTCTGGATACAACATCTGTTGCCAGTTCAATCTCCAGATTTTCCCAGGAAATCTTTTCGCTGTTACGTTTTGTTGTCTTTTCTTTCATTTTCTTTTATTTTCCTCTCGCTTATATTGACTTTTTAGCGGATAGAGGATTATAATTTACCTGTATCCACTAAGATTGGGTTAGTGAGTACACTGCTCCGGGGTGGAGGTTGCGACTCCCTCCGGGGCGCTTATGCCAAATTTGCTTCTTTTCTTCTGTAGTAGTCCAAGATAATTCTCGAACATTCATCGACAATCCTTTGATTGTCCTCAGCTGTGTTGTCTTTGCAGTAATCATCATGTATTCTGATTACCCCAGACCCATTTTTGATTGTTTTGATTACTGCCATCAGTAAACCTCCCTTTTATACATTCACTATGTTAAGATATGCTGTTTTCCACATTTCTGTTTCTAATTAGAATCTGCTTCTTCACGCGTATATGGAATCTCGTTAAAATCCCGACCTTTTTCATATTTGAAAATACTTCCAATCTCGCATTGGTTATATACTTCCTCAGTTACATAATAAGTAGCTGTGTCATATTCTTTTTCTTCCTCATTGTAATCACGGATATCTATTTCATAAGAATCCGAATAGTAATACACATAAGGAATTACAGTTGTATATGACATCTTTCCATCAGTATGAACTGTAGGGATTAGAACTGTTTCTGTATGCGCAGGAATAAATTCTTTATTGTAAATTTCTCCCTCTTTCAGTTTCTCTTTACAACCAGAGAGAAAAACAATCCCTGCAACTATCGGAATAATTAATAATTTCTTCTTGATATGCGCTCACTCCTTTTTTGTGCTATACTCTCCTTTGGAAAGGAGGTGTAAGAATGACCTATAAAGCCAAAGAACTTCTTGTAAAAATGGCTAATGAGTATGATGCTTCTGGACATACTTCTTTTGATTCTGATTTCTATATAACTTTCCCAGATAGCACTATTACTGAATTAGAAAACAATGGCTGCATCACCATTGTAAATGACATTGTCGGAAGCATTTTTCTTACAGAATATGGCTATCAAGAATCAAAGAAGTAATTTCCAAGGGCTACATGATTTTTCATGTGGCTCTTTTTTACGGTGCTCTGTGTGACTCAACTAAAGGAACTTCGGCTTTATATGTTCCCTGCTCTCTCAATTCTCCTTTATTGGAATAGCTTGCAAAGTGTACGGTCGTGTCCACTTCCATATCAATACGGAAATCCTCCGGCGTGCAGGAAATCATAAAACCTGTACATCCATATCCAAAATCTTCTCCGTTGATACGGAAGATTTTCTTTTCAGTGTCAACTTCGATGGTTTTAAGCTCATGTGGAATGAAAATTTTACTCATAATTTGCTCCTTTCTATTGTTTTTTCCTTTCTCTCCTACCTATAATGTACTTACAGGCACCGCCATGCCGAGTATTGAGAAATGAGAACTGTATGATTGAAACAATTACACGGCTGTATCATTGCCACAAGATTCACAAGCACGTGAATGTTTATGAAGAGTATGAGGTTTCTGGTAACAGCCGCCTACTGCGGTGCTCATGTCCATATCATCAATACACGGAAATGAAGCCGCACTGTGATGGGTATAATGATCATGGTTTTTAATGTGGTTATGCAAGAAATCAATAACCAAACTCACTAACTCATCTGGTCGCTCACTGGGCGATAAGTAACAGTAAAGCCGTAGGTCACATTTGCAACAGTCTCCACCAGATTCTTTGCAGTGCTGACTGACGGCTTTATTAAATTGTAATGCGTCCATTTACGCTCCTTTCTTAAGAATTTTCTTTCTGAACCTTTCGTGAATGGCTTTCTTCTGTATCGATTACGCCTTTCATATACCAGATCATATTCTCCTGCTTATTTGGCGGAAGCAGATCAAGTCTTTTTGTCACATCTCTAATAAGATTTTTCTTTTCTTCTGACAATGCACTCACTCCTTTCTTACACGTTTTGATTCTTCAAAGGTAACTAAATCACTTTCCTGCACTCTGTATCCAGAGCCATTCAGATTAATTGCTGGAAGCTGTTTATTCCGTATCCATCTCCACACGGTAGGAACTTTCACGCTATATCTCTGAGCGATTTCTTCGCAGGTGTAAAGACGTTCCAAAGAATCACCTCCTAGTTGACTTATTTTTAGTTGCGTTTACCACACTTTTGTGTTATCCTAGTTAATGCCTAACGGCAAAGGAAAGGAGTGGTTGTTATGACCAAACTTTTGAATTTGCCTGCTCCCTTTGCTCTTAATCCGTCCGTACTGATACCTTGACAGTCAAAACAGGTCAAAGACGGCTCTGATTGTTTTGTCAGCGATTAGGCGTGTTGCAGAACCAAGACTGCGAAAGTGACAAGGTGCTTCAAGAAGCGACCAGTGCCGTTGGTTGCGACCTCGGTCTGCAAAGTACATAGGGTAAACAAATTTGGTAAGAATCTGGTGGAAACGGCACTTCCATCAGATTTCTTTTATTCACTGTTCAGAATAGCACTCTGAGCAGTTTCTTTTTTTGTGGTAAACGCTCAAGGTTTTGTATCACCTTGTGTTATTATATTATCTCACTTAGTTAGATTTGTCAATAGAAATCTAACATATAGTTTGACTGCGTTAGATTTTTGTGCTATTATATGCTTGCAGTTAAATGAAGGAGGTGAGAATGTGAATACCAGAATTCAGCAAATAAGAAAGACTGCAAAGATGACTCAGGATGAATTCGCTGATAAAATCGGATTATCCAAAAATTTTGTTTGGATGATAGAAAAAGGAGAAAGAACTCCATCAGAGCGAACCATCAAAGACATCTGCCGAGAGTTCAAAGTCAACTACGACTGGCTCGTAAACGGAACCGGGGATATGTTCCAGGATGACGATAGCGATGCGCAGGCTATTGTAGATTCCGTGATGACCGGAGACAACGACTTTGCAAAGAAAACTTTAGTGAAATTTTCTCGACTGAGCGAAGAACGCTGGAGACAGCTTCAAGAGATTCTGGAAGAACTCGAGAAGAACTAAGAAAAAGAGCCGGGGAATTAATCCTCGGCTCGTTCTTTTTTACTTTTCTTTCAGATAGAGATATTCTAATAATTTATATACACGCTTCAATGTGCTTTCTGATTTAACCTTTTCCAATAACGTTATGATTTTTTCCTTGTAATCCATATATCCGTCCCTCCCAATATCGCGCAACAAGAACATTTGTTCTCTTTTATTTCATTATACCCTCTTCTCAGCGATATAGAACGGACTGGAGCATACTTCTCGCTCTCTGCTTGAACAGTGCGCCCTCCCTTTGCCTTGAACGATTGAAAAAGAAATGGCATTTGCATTTCGCAGAAGTATTGTTGCTTTTATTTACAACAAATGGCTGCTGCTCTGCTTCAGATACAACCGCCTGTGTATAATTATGTATCACATATTGATTATTGGCACTTGCATTAATAATCACTTCGGAATCTGTCTGATCAATGTTCTCGCACAGTGGCGCACTTACAAGAAATGTAAGAAGCATTATTCCAAACAGAAAAAATATAACCAGCTTTTTTATTCCTTTCATAAAATTCCTCCCAAATTAGTTTATATTATACTATCAATATAACAATTATACAATATCGCAATCTTGCACAAATTTTCTTGCACTAATGTGGCATCCGACAAAAATCGAGAAAATTCGACATGCTTATTATATTTTATTTAGAAATATTATGTTTTATTTTGTTTTGTGCTGTGGTACAATCAGATAAAATAAACCATATGAGGAGGGTTTTGTATGAGAAGGAAAATATTCTTTATTGGTGCCTTGGCTGCTTCTTTGTTCGTGACTACACCTGTCATGGCTTTTAAATTGGATACGGGAGAAAAAGCAGAGATTGTAGAAACATCACAAATAACGCCAGCTACAGAAGAACAAGCAGAATCGGTATTTTCTGTATGCATGGATTTGTGGGAAACCCTTGAATTAAAAACTTATAAAATGAGCCATTCTGAAAGATTTGGAGATTCTAATGCTTCCGAAGATACAGAAAGACATTATGAAGATGTAATAAAAGATATTTATTCAGAAAAGCTTAATGATTATCCAGATTTTTCAATGGGAGATGAAGTGACTATAAATGGATATGTATTGCAAACAATAGAAATCCCAACAGATCAAAAATGGCAAATAGATAGTATTAATAAATCTGGAGCATATAGAGTGCAAATTGCAATTGACAATGGCATAACATATACCGGATATGATGAGTTTGCAATGATGGTAAGAAGCAACGAAGAAAACGTAATGAATCTACAGCCTGGAGATTATGTTACCGTTAAGGGAATTTTTCTAAAACCAGACGCAATTTCCACACAGGACTATATATATGATTGCTCTATTTCGAAATGTGACACTATACCGCAAGTCCCACTCGGAAAACAAAACGCATTAAAAGCTGCTAGAGATTATTTAGATATAACTTCATTTTCTTACGATGGACTAATTCAACAATTGAAATTTTCAAAATATACAGATGAAGAAGCCAAATATGCAGCAGACTTTTGTGGAGCAAACTGGAATAGACAAGCTATAAAGGCCGCTAAAAGTTATCTGGATATAACAAGTTTTTCAAGAGATGGGTTAATTCAACAATTGGAATTTGGCGGATTTACTGCTGAACAGGCAGAATATGGAGTTACACAAGTAGGTTACTAAAATAAAAAACCGCCCCTGTATTACCGGCACAGAGATAATTTAATCTTTAAATATTTAAAAGAAAAAACCGGCTCCTGCGACCAACAGGAACCGGTTTTAATAAATAAGATAGTCTCGGAGAAAATCTTACCTACACTATAATTATATCATCTCCTGGATTATCGCACAAGTAAAAAAAGGAGAATGATAAATGAATGAATCAGTATGCATCTATTTAAGGAAATCCAGAGCCGATCGGGAAGCTGAAGCACACGGGGAAGGCGAAACCCTTGCCAGACATGAACGGATCCTGTTAGATCTTGCAAAGAAAAAAGAATACATTGTGGGTGCTATTTACCGAGAAGTTGTATCCGGAGAAACCATTGCCGACCGTCCTGTCATGCAGCAGCTCCTGCGCGAAGTGGAATCTGGTATGTGGGATGGGGTTCTTGTTGTGGAGGTGGAGCGTCTGGCCAGAGGTGATACCATCGATCAAGGTGTTGTGTCCAGGGCCTTCCAATATTCTGATACGAAGATTATCACTCCAACAAAAATCTACGATCCAAACAATGAATTTGATGAAGAGTATTTTGAGTTCGGACTTTTTATGTCCAGACGTGAGTATAAGACTATCAAGCGTCGACTGAATGCCGGAAGAATCTCATCAGTCAAAGAGGGAAAATACTGCGGTAATAAACCGCCTTACGGATACGAAAGAATCAAACTTGAAAAAGAAAAGGGGTATACTCTCCGTCCAATTCCGAATCAGTCCGAGATTGTAAAAATGATTTACACCTGGTATGCCGGTGATGGCTGCGAACAAATCGGTGTCGCGAAGATTGTGCGTAAATTAAATGATATGGGAATAAAATCTGCATCAGGAAACGACTGGACTCCTGCCAGTGTGCAAGGAATCCTCTCAAATCCGGTGTATATAGGAAAAATTCGGTGGAATGGCCGAAAGACTGTAAAGACTATACAGGATGGGCAAGTAGTCAAGACACGCCCTCGATCAAAAGATACTCTTATTTGTGATGGGTTACATCCGGCTGTTATATCAGAGGAGCTGTTTAATTCCGTCCAGGAAATACGAAAAAAGAACCCACCCCGCCCAATCAGTATAAAAAACTCAATCCGCAATCCGCTTTCCGGAATCGTCTATTGCAGCAAATGTGGGCGCTCTATGATCCGCCGTCCTTATCAGAAGAGTGGACAGGAAGATTCTCTGTTATGCCCTTATACATCTTGCCCCACGGTAAGCAGTAAATTGTCTCTGGTTGAAAAAGCTATTCTCGATGGAATTGAGGGGATTGTAGAGGAATATAAACTGAACAATGACATTAATGCATCGTCAGAGGCTATTGATTTTGGAATAACTTCCAAACAGAATCTCATACGTGAAAAAGAAAACGAGCTGAAAAGTTTGAACTCTCAGAAAGCAAAACAATATGATCTGCTCGAACAGGGTATCTATACCACAGAGGTTTTTCTTGAACGTGCCAAAACTACAGCTGCATCTATCCAATCATGCTCTGATACTATAGCAAAATTAAGAGAAGAAATCGAACACGATAAGGATATTATGGCGCAACAATCAGATTTTATTCCACGTTGTGAAGAGCTGCTCAATAACTATTGGAGCCTTGATACAGAATCGAAGAATAAAATGCTCAAGAGCTTGATCGAAAAAGTGGTTTATTCGAAAGATACTAAAAATGCTTACGGGAAAGGCAATGAGATTAGCTTTCAGCTCGATATTTTCCCAAAAATCCAAAAGAAAAGCTAATGATATCTTCCATGTGCTGACTCACTGGCGCATTGATGTTATCATTAACAAAAATACACCCCCAGGTTGTGACTCATGGGGGTGTATTTTTTTACAGTTCTTTCAATAATGTTGCAAAGCCTGCTGTCTTCAGCCTCTTTACCATTTCATCTGCATCTGCCTTTGTAGCATAAGTGCCAACCTGTATCCTGTACGGAATAGATCCTGATACCTTTCTTATAGATGCTGTAAAGCCTTTCTTTTTAATTTTTTTAATCTGATCATCGGCATTTTCCTTTGATTTGTAAGCTCCGGCCTGGATGTAGTACTTTTGCGCCGGCGCAATTACGATATCTTTTCCCAGGATTCCTTCTGCGATCAGCTTGGCGTGAGCATCCATGCCAAGATTTTTCGCTTTTGCGTAATCATCTGCGGAATCACAGAAGAAACTCTCGATCAGGACTGCCTTTGCTTTGGTTTTTCTGGTCCAGTACAGTCCCGTCTTAATCTGTGTTCCTCGGTTGTGCCAGATTGTTCCAAGCTTGTTGCAGATCCGCTTCGCCACCTGCAGCCCGTCATTGTTGTAGGCGTAAGCTTCACATCCGTAGGCCTTACCGTTAAAAGCATTCAGATGCAGCTGTACGGACAGATCATAAGCCTGCTTGTGCTCCTCACCGATGAAATAATTGATTTCTTCATTCAGAGAATGCAACTTTCCTTCCGGAGCAATGCACAGAACTGCCTCATGGCCTGCTGCCTGGAGCCACTTGCACACATAAGGCGCAAGCTCTTTGTTGTACTTGTATTCGTTCACTCCGCCTTTTCTGGTTCCATCTGCGGATGAGATAGTTCCATTTCCATAGTTTGCATGGCCCACACAGATAAAAAATTTCATAGCTATCATTCCTTTCATATTTGTTAAGTCTATGATATCTTCTCCTCGAATAAATTACATCCCCCACTTTAAGCCACAGACTTACGATGATTTCTTTTAACGTCCTCATCACAGGTTTTTGCGTACACCATTGTTGTGTTTACATTTGCGTGTCCCAGCATTCTCTGTACATCTGTTATTGGGGTATCTTTTCGGAGCATATCTGTGGCAACTGTGTGGCGGAAGAGGTGAGGGAACAAATCTCTGCCTATTCCAGATCGTTTTCCAAGGTTCCTGATTACTCTTTCAATAGCTTCCTTTTTTAGTCCATTGTGTGGTTTTCTTTCCGATACAAACAAGTATTCAGATTGATCAGTTCTTGTGTTAAGATATTCTTTTAAATATAGGATAGACTTTGCGCTCAAATAGGAAGTTCTATATTTACTGCCTTTCCCAAATAATGTCACTTCTTCTTTTTCGAAACTTACATCTGATATTTTTATATTGCATGCTTCTGTTACTCGCGCCCCTGTGCTGTACAGAAACTCCACAAGAGCTTTTTCCCGGATTGTTTTACAGGCTATTCTTACTTTTTCTAGTTCAATGGAAGTAAGGCCTTCTCTTTCTTTCCTCTGATATTTAATTTTTTTGATGGATCTACATGGATTTTTCTCAATATATCCTTCGTCAGCTGCCCAGGTAAAAAATGCATGAATAGCAGCCCTACGACTATCAAGGGTGCGATCACTTATGTTTCGTTGCTTTTGTACCTGATATAGATATACTCTTATATCATTTGCTGTGATCTCTTCAAATTCTTTGTTTACTGTAAAAAAGAAGTCGTCCAGATAAAGATTGTACTGTTCCAATGTTCTTTCACTTAATCCTTCTATTTTTCTGCTCACGAAATATATTTTGTAACATCCCGGAAGATATCCGGTGTACTGTCCAACTGCAGTTTCTCTTTGGCTCAAATCGTAGTCTTCTATGTATAAGAAAAGTTCATTTTTAACTATCTTAAGAGTTTCTTCCGGTATCTTTTCGTATAGATTTGTGATAAATTGGTTTACAAATTGGTCCTTATCCATAAAAAATACCCTCCTTTTGGGTTCACAAAGGGAAGGTACTATGTTATAATATAACCGTACCCTTTGTGGTACCTGGAGTTGGACTTTTTGTTTGCGAGACGGGAGTCCAGCTCCTTTTTCATGCTTTTTTGATTGTTATTTTCTCTTCATCACATTCGAGAATTACTTTTCGGTCTTCTTTCGTAACTCCAATCATTCGGACGGCTTCAGCTGGAAGGGATACTTTGTAATTGACAGATTCTTTTCCAGCGTTTCCGCCGACTTTGTTTATCATGATGTTCCTTTCTACTTTTATTAATCTCACCCCCCTATAATGCTTGTGAGATTATTATATGCTATTGGTGTCCAATAGTCAATCAGAAGATTAATTGCTTCGCTAAATTTAAGCTATTTAGTTAACCAGTTTTGTTGATAGTTACAAGCTCGTTGTTAACTAGATTTGTTCCAAAATTTGTTCCAACAAATTTTATTGCTTCTTCAAAACCGTTCACAGTATTTCCGTCAATGTAATTATTTTTTATTCTTTCAGCGTCACCAACGATTCCATAAGTTGCATGTCCTTTTACGTTTATAAGTATGTTATTTTTTATGTTTCCGTTTGGTGATGTTTGTGATGTCCCATATGATACTACTATCGCTGACGCCATTACCCAATAATCTGCCGTTTTTTCGTAATTGCAATCTAAAATATAATTGCCATCTGCCATAAAAAATTGCACGTTCACAAATCTTATACCTTCCCGGATACAATTGATAATGCTATTATTTAAAACTTTTATGTTTTTGTAGTATATATCAGGATTCCCTATTTGAATGGCTCCTGTAGCTCCACCTCCGTAAATGTAATTATTTGCAACAACAATATTATTTCCGGATACACCTATGCTTCCGTTAAATATTTTGTTGTTGCAAATGGTACTATTATCTTGCCTAGCACCAGTTAGCACATTATTTATAAGGATATTATTACTAACTATACAATTTTTTGCCTCTTCATTTTCGTCATCGTGTCCCAAAGCAATTCCAGCAAGTTTGGAATTTTCCGAGTAACACTCGCTTATAATACAGTAGTCTGCATTAACGGAAATATTAGATTCTTTACCATTTGCACAATGACAATGTAGAACTTTATTGTGGGATGCTTTTCGCTTAATCATAATCGGAGAATATTCTGCATCGTGAATGTAACAATTATCTATCGTATTATAATTCGCATTTTCCCCATACATCAGAATTCCGCAACCGCAATTGTAAATTTCACAATTTCTAATTGTGTTGTTCGCAGTATATCCTTTCAAGTCTATACATGCAAAATTTGTATTTTCTCCGTAAAATCCACTTATATTCAAATTTTCAAATGTGCAACCATTTCCATTAACGATTTTAATTGCATGCCTATTTGTCCCATCGTATTTTTGTCTACTGTTTACAATTTTTAGATTTTTAATAATAATTTTATCGCCATTATCAATATTAAAAACATCAGACGAATCGACCATAATTGTATGTCCATTCCCGTCAATTGTGGTTTTATTATTTATAGATATATATTTTTTAATGCAATAATCAGAAATAAACATTACTTTTTTTTGGCTATTAACTGCTTTTTGAATTGGTATTGAATCATCATCTATTCCATTTCCTATAGCACCAAACATTTCTGGTGTTACATAGTCTTTTTTAATCATTAGTAGGAAATCTTCATTAATTTTTGTCTCTCCGATTACTCCATCTTGTACTGTTGTTGTAGCTTCGGGATGTTTATCTAACCATTTATTTACAGCGCCAGCCGTTTGATCATCCGTTGGCTGCCCTACCTCCACCCACTCCACCCCTCCCTCCTTTGCCCTTGGAATCTTACCATCATCATCGGTGGCAGGTTTATCAATTTTATCTTCCTTTAGCGAAGCAATCGCCTCATCCATTTTTTTGTTTTTTTTGCCAACTACGGCGGCATCAGCGAAGCCGCCTTCAACGGTTAAGCTTGGATCTGAGCTTGGTAAATCTAAGAGGTTTCCATATGGCAGCTGTCTCTTTTTCCCGTCTGCAGTTACAATTCCTTTAAATGTATCGGACATTTTTTATTCTCCTTTCAATATTAGCTTCTTCAGCTCTTGCAGTTCAAATTTCAGATTCTCCATTTCTGACTGAAGGGATGATATTTTTTCATGATCATTTTTGAGCATTGCGAACATGCACGGGATCATGATTCGGTAGTTCCAATTTTCAGCGCGGCCCTGATCATCATGGTCCGCTGCGATTGAAAACTTGTTATCGATATCTTCGGCCAAGAACATTGGCATTTCTTTCCCGTAACGCTCATCTTTTTCCGATAGATATTCGTCTTTATATTTTGCCCAGACTACCTTAATATCGTATAGATCTTCAATATCTTTTTCTTTAACTGGATTTCCGATAACCTTATACCGGCTTGATGAAGAGGAAGCATATCCCGTAAATGTACTATACGGGTTAAACATTACCGTGTTTCCACCTGTAAGTGCCTTCATTCCCACAAGCCGAAAGGAATTCTTCATTTTCAACACCAAATCCCCTGTTATGGCTTCCAAAACCACATTTCTTCCATCCTCATACTGTGCCGATAAATCAAGCAATCCATCTATTTCTTCTCCATATCCTGCAGTTGCTACGGACTCCTTAATTTGGATCCATACTTCTTCATTAAAATTTATATATCCAAGAGCCATTCTTCTCCTTTTATATTTTTAAATCCAACAGAGTTATTAATTTGTGTAATAAGATTTCCGCTGGCGTCGTACACTTCAAAGGTTCCATATCCATTATTCGGACCACCAAGCTTCAGTGTTCCACCTTTTGCGTATGTGAAGGATATATATAACTGATTCCCTTCTTTGTAGATTCCTTTGATTGCTCCATCGTCTGTGAGAAGATTGAAGATCTGCTCATGTGTGAGTGCGGCTACATCAACCAGGATTGGGATGGTTTGGGTGTCTAGTGGGGTAGTGGTGCCGCCGGCTGCATATAATGTGAAGCGAACCGATATGATGCTTTCTCCCAGGAGGCTTACCAGGCAACTCCTTTTTGTTTCATCTGCAGTGGAAGAACTTAGGGATTTGAAATCAGTTCCGTTAGTTGATGTCTCGATTTTCCATCGGCCTGCATAGGCAGTTCTCTCTGCGCTGGATCCGTCTCTGTAATATGCACGGCCCTCTACTGTTGTAGGGGATACAATCTTATTCTGCCCACGTTTCAATATGTTGGCAGAAAGCTCGATGAAGTACGTCCGGCCAGCTTCTCCCTGTTCTCCGGCGTAGAGCTTGGAGAGGGAAAAGCGCTTGGTTACGGAGAGGGTGCTTATATATGTGGCTTTGATATCTACCCAGCCGGAGTCGGCTGTTAAACCGGTTACGGTGTATGTTTTGGTGGAGGAGTTCCAGGAACCGGTTATGCTGTCGGAGGTGGATATGGTATAGGTACACTCTGAGGTTATGTCCTGGGTGCCGTACATTACTGCTGCCTGTGTGGTTACACCGGAGGGGAAGGTTCCGTAATTTCCATCAGAATCTACGGAGATTCCCTGATATTCGTTGCTTAACTGCAGAGTCATATTTTTAGCAAGGGCCGCCGCTTTCATGGCATTTTCAGCGGTTTCCTGAATCTCTCCAATTGTTTTTCCACCGCCGATCTGAACAGAACCGTCCATATATACTTTTTTAGTATCCATATCTGCCTGGAAGATTATTTTTCCTTCATCATCCACTACCTTAAAAGATCCAGAATTTACATAATCGGCGTTGATTCCTACTGCATATAGAATCCTGGTTATCGTGGTTCCATCCAGAATGAAGCCATATGGATAGGTTTTACCACCGTCATTGGAGACTCCAATTCCTTCAGCCGTGAATTTTAGTACATTTTTGGACTCTGCCAAAAGTGGCTTATCATGCAGATATGTTATGGTGCTTCCATCTTCAAGCTTTACATTGGTTTCATATAATCCAGAAGCTTGTTCCAGTGTTTTTTCCAGCCGTTCTACCGCCTGCTGCCGTTCGTTTTTTTCTGTACTAACAAGTTTTTTTGCAATCTGGATCGTTTTTTCGGTGTTGGAAAGGAATTTACTTTCTCCACGAATTGGGTCATCTGCCTGGGTTTTTACCGTGGTGGTGGAATTAAGGCTGCTTGTTATATCGGTTATGGGCGTTATATACTTGTTTTCCCTTCGATCGTAAGTGAAAGCCATATCTCCAAATTCAGAAATTGGATTATAGGCGAGATCTCCTTCCAGGCTTCTGAATGCCTTTCCAATCAGGTTGTCCCCGATCCAGCCGGCTACAGTCCCAATATCTGCATCACTTAATAGATCGTTCTCCAATTCAAGAACATACCCGTCCTTTCCGTACATGGCTTCGGATTCTGTGCTTTTTACCTTGATTCCGGTGATCACAATATCATCACTGGAAAGTGTAGGAAATGATGTGTAATCCCTTAATCTTGGAGGGTTTCCAACGCCTTCACGGAGCGTCAGGAAGCCCTCACTATCCAAGTACCAGTTTCCCGCATTTGGGGATATAAACCCTTCGGAGTCCGCACTGGCTCCGCCGCCGAAAACGAGATATCCAGCGGAGTCTAATGTTGCTCCATAGTCTACTGCCACCGAATCGAAGTCCCACTTGATCAACTGCAGCTTTCCATCCACATCCACTCTTGCATTGGCAGAATCCAACATAGCCACCCATCCGATCAGCTGCCGGAAAGTGATTCCTTCTGGAATTCTGTTGATTATTACATTCCCATGCTCCATGGAAGAAAATCCCATGGTGATTCCGATTGTGGCGCAGGCATCCCGAAGCAGCGTAAAAGCTGACTGCGGAAGAACCAGGTTGCTTGTGTAAGGTGCATTGGCTTTATACATATCGTCCAGGGCCGTGAATTCAAGGACTTCACCGTACTGTTCAGGGGTTGTGATGGTGTAGGTTCCCTTTTTGATGGTTTCTACTACGGTGTCGGTGACTTGCATTTTCAAGTAGGCGGTTAATTTTGCTTTGTAAAAGTAATAGTCCTTCCACTGGTCCTCTGTATTGTCCAGGCTGAGAGTCATTGACTTACATATTGTGATTCCAATGGGAAAGCTACTGCTTTCGGCACAGTCCGTGAAGGTCCCGCCACCTACCAGGATCTCACTGTCCAAGGTCTTTTTTCTTCCATCGGCGAAGGTGATATCCACGATTTCGTATAATTTTTCTCCTTCTGCAAGTGCATCTTTGAACGCCTTTGAAACATTAATCAATTGGATTCACCCCCGTCATGTTAAAAGATAATTCTGAAAGGTATTTTCTATCATCGGATAATTCTCCGATGGTCATTTGCCCTTTTGCCACATAAAAATCTTCAATACGCCACTCCATGTAATATATGGAAAAGTGCTGCAGTGGAAATTTTTTGCCTTTTACGATCATTTTTAAGATCTTGTTTGCTTCAATTAGCGGGATATGGGTTGCTTTATATCCGTACTGCTCAACGGTGAATAATGGGACAACTATTGCTTTTCCATACTGAGTTCTTTGGCTTCCTTCTGAGTATGTTGTGGCAAAGCTATACTGCAGGTCTTTGTCCGGGGACCAGACTTTCGTGCCACCCATTTTGAATTTTTCAGAATATGACATCTTCTATCCCCCCTTCTATATCAAATCGAAGGGGTTTTTCCCCGTTGTATCGCGTCTTGTCTTAGCTTCTTTTATGACGCTGTCGTATATTGTTCTTCGATCCAGCTGGATGATTATCCGTGTTTCTCCTCCGCCCTGGTTCTGAGCCAAAGCATCATTGATAATCTCCCTTATGGTTTCTTCCGGAGCTTCCAGGTTCTTTCCATTCTTCTGATCTCCAAGTACTGCTAGGAATTCACTTCGTGGAGGAATAACCGCACCGTTTGCAAGATAGGGAATTGTGTTTACTTTTGGAAGATTCATCCAGGAACGGTATGTACCTTTGTTTTTGGTGATCGGGTTAGTGAAGTTGTATGTGAAGGTGAAGCTTCTTTCGATTCTTCCAAGCGCACTGTTGATGTTGCTGATCGCACCGTTTACCTTTCCAACAGCATTGTTCATGATGTTTGATATATATCCTGGAATGCTGGAAAAAGCATTCTCTACGCCAGACGCCATCACGGAACAGTTGTCTGCCACCCTGGAAGACATGTTCTGAACAGCCTGTACAACCGTATTCTGGGAATTGCTCCATTTCTGGTTGAAATCATCTTCGATAGAGCTATTGTAGCGACTTACAACGCCGTAAACCTCTTTCATCTTGTCATAAGTATACTGACCAACATTCTCCATAGCCCCAGTCGCGAAGTCCTCTGCAGTGGACCAGTTACGGTCTGATGTGGAACTGATGCCTTCAGTGGAATCCTTTACGGATTTTTCAGCTTTTGACATGGAATCTTCCGTAGACTTCTGGATGCCAGCCATGGCGGCGCCTGCTGCCGCAGAAGCGGCTCCCATTCCTGTCTCAACAGATTTCTTGGTATTATCCATAGAAGTCTTTGTGCTGGATTCGGTCTCGCGGACAGCATCTGGAAATACTTCAGCAAAAATCTTCGCCACAGATTCAGTGTTGATTCCCAGTTCTTCGGCACGTTCCATAATTCTATTGAAAGCATCCTGCGCAGTACCACCGGAGCTTTCTGTCTCAATCAATGCCGTATCAAGAGCAGTTACCTGATCCGCACTAAGTCCTAATTGGGTCTGTAATTGTGGAAGAACATTATCGTATAAATCGTCAATGGACTGTTTGCTCAAATCAATGGAACCTGCCATATTTGTCGTATTATCGCCAAGAATCTTGATAGCTTCTGATAAAATATCAAACATATCATCTGTGATAAGTCCCTGCTGATACAGAGAAGAAAATGCCTGTTCTGCCTGATCAGAGGTAACGCCCATCTCTCCCAGCTTATCAATCAGCTTCTGTGTGGCACCAGCTTTATCTTCGGCAGTCATCCCTTCCTGCTCCAGGCTTTCTTTCAGCTGCCAGATTTCTTCTGCGGATCCGGAGATGATATCTCCTCTTCTTTGAAGAGCCTGGATGAAGTTGTTCATGGTGTTTCCAAAGGTTGTACCGATTCCGTTTCCACCCTGCATAGTTTCCACCAGTCCGGCCAGTTCAGATGTTGCAACGGTAGCAGCTCCTCCAACAGCAATGATTAAGCCTGCAGTTCCAACTAATGGTCCAAGTGCACCGGCTAAGTCTTTTGCACCGGATGCTGCTCCGGAAAGCGCTGTACTCATCATGTGCCCAACGCCTTTGGAGATAGCAGCGGTAGATTCTGTTGCTATCATTCGATCTGCGATTTTTCCTACAATCCAACCTACAAGGATTTTGATTGGATCTAGCAATGTTCCAAGCTTTATGAGTCCGAAAGCGGCTATGATTACTGCTGCAATTTTTCCAGGAAGCCCTTCACTTTCCCAAAGTCCCTCTAAAGCCCATTTAAGACCGCCTATAATCATTTTTCCAGCTGTCCACAGCAGTTTTCCCCATGGTAACTGACCCAGGAAGTCTCCAATTCCTTTTCCAAGGCTGTAAAAGGTTTCTTCTGTGATGCTGGTGTTTATGGCGTCGCATAACTCTGAGAGGAAATTCCCAAAGATTTTTCCGTTTTTCTCCCACTCGATACCGTTTATAAAATCAGTGATTCCATTTTTTACATTTTCGGCAAATTCATCCCATTCAAAATCCTTTGTGAATTCATCCAGAGACTCAAAAGCGCCGTTAATTGCCGTTGTGAGGTAGTCTGAAATCTCTGAAAAAGAAATTGTGGAAAATACTCCGTTTAAGCCATCCGCAACCGCTTTTCCAATATCCCTGTATGGAAGATTTTTTACAAATCCGCCGAAGACTCTCCACAGAGCCATAAACCGGTTGCCAAGGAGCTGTCCCAGTTCAATCCAGTTGGTTTCTGTGATGATTCCCTGGACTCCCTGGGCGAATTTCTTTCCAAGGTTGAACCAGTCAATTCCGGTTATTGCCAGATTGAGGGATTTTACAATCGTGTTGATTCCGGCGCCGACCGTCCTGCCCATCAAATTCCAGTCGATATGATCTACCAGGCTGTTGAAGGTTTCTGTGAAACCTTTTATGAATGGGGTGATTTTCGGGCCAACGTTGTCCCAGTTTATTACGTTGTAGACTTTTTCAAGGCCTTTGTTGATTCCTTCCGCCATATAGGCTCCAAGGCCTTCCCAGTCCTCATCTTTGATAAGTTTTTTAATCTTATCTGCGATTCCTTTTAATGAATTGGCAATTGGGACTTCTTCAAACATGTCTCCCGCAGAAGGGCCTGTGTAACCTCCACTAGAACCGATTCCCGTATCGTTGTTTCCGGAATCGTATCGATCCATCTCATCCAGTGGGCTGAGGTAGCCTTTTACAGCTTTTGTGGCTTTTTTGGCACTGTCTGCCGTCTTGTCCAAACTTGCGGCGTAGTTCTCCTGTACCGCAACTGCCCTGGTGAAGGTTTTCTGTCCGGTAAGTGCTGCTATGAGCATACCTACACGGGTTACTGCTTCAGATATGAGATTGATGAAGCGGACCAGGATTGGAGCTACGGCGGTGAGAATCGGGGCGAAGGCTGTTGCAAAACTGTTTTTCAGCCTTGTAAGGGCAGAGATCAGAGAGGATATACTCTGATTTACATTTCCCATGGAGTCGTATTTTGCAAGGTTCTGGAGTCCTTCTACGGCTGCGCTTCTTATCCTGTTTATAAGAGCAAACAGAGAACGGATACCGAACGCATATTTCAGTAGATTTTTTAGTGATAGCGTACTCTTATTCGCTGATTTGTGGATTGCAAAGATTCCACTGGAAATTCGCTGCAGGCCGCCTAATATGGCTCCGGAGGTTAATGTCAGGAGCTTGCTGACTAATTTGTCGATAGTTTTGGCAATGCTCTTTATTTTATTTTTCAAACCGGATATTCCAGAAGACATTAGTTTCTGGGAAAGCTTTCCAACTTTTTCCCCCAGTCTGCTCACTGAATTTGCTGTGCTGTCTATTTCTGGTGCCAGAGTAGCTTTTTTATATTCCTGTACTTTTTTAATAACCTCATTCAATTTAATGGCGGTTTCGTCATATTCATCACTTCCCCAAAACTTACCAGATTTTTCAAGAGATTTTAATTCATCCTTCAATGTTTTGATTGCTTGATAATATTCATTAACCTCTTCTTTGGCAGTATTATATGCTTCCGCTTCTTCCTGAGCTGCTTCTATGGCTGCCTTGGCATTTTCACGTAATTCTTTTCTTTCTTCCTCTGATATTTCGCTGGTATCTCCAATCAGGTTACTATCATCATTCCATCTATGAATTGTAAGGCCAGATACGTCGGAGGGATCAAACTTACTAATCTCTTTCACAGCACGTTTTCCGGCTTCTGCAGTTGCTTCCAGGTTGTCGGTGAGGTTGGAGACTGCTTTTCCAGCAGCATTGGATCCGCTTGTTAGATTGGTTACAAGCTTCTCAACATTGGAAGAGATGTTCTGCATGTATCCAAGAATATTTTTCAGGGACTGGACTATATCATCTGCGCCTTTCTCCACTCCGCTTGTATCCATTTTTGTGTTAATCGTTACGCTTCCATCAGCCATGCAAAATCACCTCCTACAGCCACTTTTCGAGATTTTCCATCTCAATTTTTTGTTCTTCGCTGATTTTTTTTCTCAAATCGATAATGTCTTTATTTTGGTTGTAGAAATCGTTTTCCCACTTTTCCAGTTTTTGATGGTTCTGCTTTTTCTGCCGGATGTGTACTACCTGGGCGAACAGGCATTCTCCAATTTCCATGTATGCTCCCAAGAAGGTCCACCAGTGTAAGTATGGAAGAGCACGGATCTCTGTTCCTTGTACCCGGTTAATGGCTGGGATAATGATCTGGGCGTCCTGCTGCCAGTCCATAGTGTGCGGCTTCCTCTTGCCATCATCTTTCATTCCACAGTCGATGAATTCAATAACAGCTTCGCATGCCTCTCCTAATTTTTCTGGCGGAAGATTTTCATAATCCTCTACCATGATCTGCAGAAGGGTGTCCATTCGGATATAGGCTTTTTCCTGATCAGACGCATCTGGCAAAAACAAATCCGGGTCGCTCATGGCCGTCAATACGTCCAGAACAGCCCGGAAATCCGTTCTTATTGCATATGATATTCCATCAATTTCAATGGAGGTGGGAAGCTCCCACGGGTTCATTTATGGTACTTCGCCGTGTATTTGCTCTGACGGCTCCGTACCCTTTTTACGCGTGTATCAAATTCAGATTCTACGATATCTCCCAGTTTTTCAATGATTTCTTCGATGTAGAATTTCCCGTTCTCCAAAGGAGTAAACGGATTCATTACTGAAAAGATTGGAGTTGCAATGTCTGAGTTGAAAAGCTCATTCAGCTGCGCTCTCAGCTCGTCACATTTTTCAAAGAAATGGTCTGCCTCTTTGCCTTCTTTTCCAAGGTCGGAGAACATTTTGTCGATGAAATCAACAGTTTTGTTGTATCTTCTTGCAATGTCCAGATCTGGGTTGAAGTTGATCGTAAAGAGAACATTTCCATCGGCATCAAGGAATTCATACTCCGCTGCCTTTACGCTGGTTTTGATTTGTTTTGCCATTTTTTATTTCCCCTCTAGAATTAATCGGATAAGCTGTTTACGGATGCCGCAGAAGACGCGGTGAATGTTTTCTTGGTAACATCCCAGGTTCCCTTTACTCGGTTTCCAGCCTTGTAAACGGTGAATGGAGTCTGTACACCGGATGTATCGCCGCCGACACTGTTCGGTACAACATATACGTCCTCACGGTAAGCCCAGACTACGGTCGGAGCTGCGTCCTCTGTAGCGCCTGGTTTCAGAAGAACATCAACCATTGTTGTTTTGCATTTGTCTCCTGTTGCTCTGGTGTTTGCAAGATCCATGATCTTGTTGGAAAGAGCATCATCGTAGTCTTCGTAATAGAACGGATCCACATCAGCCTGTACTTCATAACCATTGTGCTGAACGGTTTGTTCTCCCCAAATGTTTTTAGTGATATTTACGTCCGGGTTCAGTTCTTCATTGTATTCCTCAAGATTTTTACCAATTTTTACATAGCTTGGAGTTGAAGCACTAAATGCAGAATCCAGATAGTGCACGAGATATTTTCTCTCAATCATAGAAATGTCCTTTCTGCCTATAACTCTAAAAAGGCTTTGTAGGTTAGCGGCTATCTTCGGCTGATAGTCGGTTGTTATTATTTTTTCCGGGCAGGCGTCGCGGCTCCTGCATCTCTTTTAACCTATGGCAGTTTCATTTAAGCCATAGGAGCGTGGTTGCAACGGAATTTACCACCTCCGGAATTTGTTACCATTTTTCCCATTCGTACTTATATCTAATAACAATGGGAAGGAGCCAGTCCTGTACGCCGTTCTCCTGCGGCTGTGTGCCGTAGGAATTGTCACGAGTAATTCTTTCTATCACTCGTCCCCTGGAAAGCTCCGGAAAAGCATCCAGGCGAGTCTCGGACCCGTTTATGATTACGGGTTCCCGGCAGATCCACTTTCCAAGATTATCCAGGAAGTTCTGTACCGATAGTTTCTGCCGCTCCTTGCTGGAAGCTGTACGATACACAACAAAAAATGGAGACTGGCACACCTGGTGCATTGTTCCACAGATGTCTTCTTTTTCTGAGTAGATCAGAGCTCCTGTGTCGCTGTAGAATGATATTCCACTGTCTTCTGCCAGTTCTTCATATTTGATTTTTTCACCTTCATGCAAGCCTGGATACTTGTTTAAGAGTGTCTTCAGGGCTTCTGTCAGGATCTCGTATCCTTCTGCATCCTTTTTGATCATGCCAGTTTTTACCCACATGTTTTCGTCCATATCTACTCCTTACTTGGCTAAGATTTCAAAATGAGGGATTAGACTGTATGGTCCTCCCACGCTGGTGATCTTGAATACGTTGTCTTTATTTTGATTCATGTACTGGTAGAATCCCCCATGGTAGTCTTCATCTCTTACAACTCCTTTGTCCCATTCGCCTTCCCAGAAGAAATCATCTTCGGGGGAGAAGGTAATGGTTTCCGGAAGGAGGTCATTCGTCTGGTTTTTCCACTCTTTAGGTGGAAGCCATGGGATAGCATTGCTGTCCTTGTCTGCGATCACCTTCTGGCCGGATGGATTTGTTCCATAAAGGATATGAAGCTGGGCGCTGTCTGAGGTTTCTGGTCCATACTTTTTGATGATTGCACCTCTATCGGTGTTCAGATCTACGTTGGATAATACGTGAGGATACCAGTACGCCTCCTCTGTTGTGGCACTTTCGTAATAGTTGAAAAGTGTGATTTTTCGATCGTACATGGTACCCTCTCCTTGATTACTTATTCAGATTTTCTGTTTTGCTCATCCTGTTCCAAAGCTCCGTAAGCTTTTCCCATCCATACATGGCAACGAAAGCAACGATGAAGCCTGCCATGATGGCTGCCAGAATCATGTACCACAAGATCTGCATCTGGATATACTGCATGTATGCCACGAAGGCGGCTACAGTGATACTGATTGATAATACAAATACCAGAATATCAGTAGGAATTTTTGATAAAATTCCTACGCCCTTAATTACCTGAGTAATCACAGATACACAAAAAGCAAGGATCCCGATCACTGCCAAAATCATAGTTGTGTTTGTAAGCAATGCTTCCATTTTTAATCCTCCGTATAATCTTCAATAATGGTTTCAATTCCATATTCGATAGCGCAAGTATTCTCAATCTTGCATCCTCTAGCTTCATCCCATCCTTTAGCGAAATACGCCACATTAGCTTCTGCCAGAAGTTTGAGAGATTCACCCAGATACCAGAGTGGCTTTGCGTCCACTGGTGCTGACTGGAAGAAAGAATCAATCACTTCTACAGGCTCACCAATCTGTTCCTCCGCACTCTTGATTGCCTTTTTTCTTATTGCAAGGATTTCCTCGTCTGTCTTGCCCCTCATGGGCTGAGAAATAAATAACTTTTTCATTATTTTCACCTCAATTTCTTGCAATAGAAGCATTTGCCCACATGACGGATTCCTCAAGTTTTGTCATAGCAAGGGATTTTTCTCTACTATTCGGGCAAATACCATCAATCAGATACGCCAGTTCTTTTCCTTTCGCTCTGATTTCTTCATATTTTTCTGCCTGTCCGTCTTTGGGACTATTGTACATAAAGTTATTCTCAATCTGATTATTCATATTCACACTCCTGCATACAATACTGGTATTCCATCATCCGTCCTTACTCCCATCAGAAGCGGTAAAGCTGTCTTGAGAAGTAAGTCATTCGTTTTCTGCACATCTCCAGCGGCGGCATATACCGCACGCCACTCTTTTGCGCCGGCGCAAATTTGCTGTGGCGTTGCATAAGAGATGGATTCACTGCCAGAGGATTTGCTGATCACAATTCCTGTATCATTATCGTCACTTACCGCTGAGGCTGTGTGTACCAGGCGGATATTTCCATCACCGTCAGTCACAAGCCCATATTCACCAGATTTGGTTGATACAGATGATCCGTTCATGGTGGCGTAGGAAGTTGCATTTTTTTCTGCAAGTTCCAGCTGATACATAAGTTCAGCCAATGAGCAGACCGCCTTTTTGATACGCTTCTGTGAGTTTTCGTTTGTTGGCAGTCCGTCTACCAACCTGTCAAACGTCATTGTGTCCACAAAATCACTGGCTCTTTCTGCCAGTCGTGGAAAGTCGGTTTCTGGCACGACATTGCCGAATGATTCTGTATAGAATTTATAATCTGCATAAGCCATGCCAGTTACCTCCTACATTTGTCATTTTGCTGTTACAGTCGCATGCCCAGCACTCAGTGCTTTATAGGTACTGTCACACTCAACCACTGTGATTATCTGTCCTGTTGCTGCGGTAATGTCAGATTCGCCATCCCACGCGCTCCAGTTCTTCACATTCTGCCCGTAGTCTACGGCTGTCTCAGAAGATGCGACTTTGTACTTATATACATTTCCTGCGCTTACTTTTTCCGGAGTAACAGTCACTTTTGTATCTCCGCTCTTACTTCCTGCTGCAGAGTTTACGGTGAGGGTTCCAAGTGTCTGTGTTGTGTTGATGGTTCCAACGGCAATAGCGTCAATGTACTCTGCAAAAAGTGTAAGTCCCATGATTGCGAATGCTTCTGACACTGCTGTGTGGTAGTTGCCCTGTGTATGGAATCCGATCAGATTTGTCTCTCCAGATACAGTGTATACAAGGCCTGCTCTTGCAAAGTCAGATTCATTCGGGTCTACATAGTACAAAACGATATTCTCAACAGGTGTTGCGATAACTGTTCCTCTTGGAATTTCGCTGTCAGATAACAGGAAAATTGTATTAAATCCCAGGAAGTCTTTCATATACTGGAAGCCGAACTGGTTCTGAATAGTGATATCAGCTGCACCGATATACTCATACACATCCAGGATGTTCACAAATCCAACAACGCCAGTCACATTTCTGTGCATCTGCTTGAATTTGTTTTCTACCCGCCCTTTCGCCATTGCTAAAGCCATCTGGAAAGTAGTCTCAGTAAATGAGAGAGTACCTGTTTTCAGATATTTATAAAATCTTTCAGTTACGTTGGTCTGAAGCTGGAAAAGGAATTCGTCATCAGTCATCTGAACAGCGTTCTCATAACCGTGATCCTTGATTGCTTCGATAGATACAGCCTTTGCATATTTCTCAATAGTCATCTCTGCATAAGGCTTTTCTTTTACAACGAATTTGCTGTAAGGGATTTCCTCACCCTCACCAACGTTTCCATTCTCTAATGTACCTTCTGCATATTTGGATTTGAGAACTGCTCCAGGTGTCTTTTTGATTGGACGCATGATACCCAGGATTTCACGTAAGTGCTCCCAGTTTCTTTCGAATCTGGTGACGAAATCAATCTCACGCGCAGTCACCTGAATATCAGCAGATGTGATAAGTCTTTCTTTTGCCATTAAAAAATCCTTTCTACCCATAATTGTTAAGGTATTGGGTCAGCGGCTATACTCTGGTGTATAGTCGGTTATAAAAATCACTGGAATAACTGGATGTTCTGGGCAATTGCAGCCTGTCTTTCGGACGGGTCTTTAATTGCTTCAATTTCCTTTCTGGTCATGGTTCCCGGTGTCTGTTGCTGTCCAACATGTGTGGTAAATCTTGCCTGATTTTGCTGAGCCTGCTGCTGGGAATCATCTACAAAAGCAGAAGCATCAGACTGTTTCATCTGTTCAATCAGGTCATTCAGTCCAAGGATTTTACCGTCTTTCAGCTTCAATCCTGCTTCCTTGATATCTGCCATTACGGATTTCTTTGCCGCTTCACTGGAAAACTTAACATCTTCGAGTGCTGCTTTGAGTGCATCTAAAAAATCACGATCGTAGATTTTTGCATTGTACTCTTTTTCAGCATCTTCCGCTTTCTGCTTCCAGGTTTCTAACTCAGTTTTTACATTTGCCGGGTCGATACCATCAAAGCCCTTTAATGTCTCCTCTGCTGTCTCAGCACGTTCTTTCCAGTTGTCGCGCTCTCCCTCGACTTTTGACAGAGTTTTTGCTACTTCTTTAGCATTTTTATAATGCTCAGAAAGTGCTTTCTTGATATCTGCCTGTTTGTCCTCCGGGATCTCAATTCCGAATGATTTAAGTGTGTCAATAAGTTTCTGCATTTTTCTAATCCTCCTGGCCGTGTTTATTGACCTGCCGCCGCAGGTAAAATGGATTAAGCCAGTTAGACCACTGGCAAGGTAATTGGAACACCAGGACTTGAACCTGGGACACGCTGGATATAAGCCAGCTGCTCTACACTGCTGAGCTATGTTCCAAGGTGGACGTACGCCCTTGATAACGCTCAAGGTGGATCCAACCCTGTCATAAGCGTATGACATACAGGCGGCTTTTCCTATGATTGTCTCCTGTGTAATGCCAAGCAGAATGCCCGGAATCGAACCGGAAACTAGGTTACTCGTCCCTATCAGCTTTCCATTAGCTGCACATTCCACACAACCCGGAATCCCGGGTTAGCAATATTGTTTTTTCGCGTTATGCCGTCCGCTATCCGACTTTCACGGAAAGGAGGTATCCTTGTGTGAATCGTCAATTTCGCATGAGGTGTTTACCAGATGATCTGGTAATTGGGTGTGCCGTAAATTGCATACGCTTTTCAACCTCCAGGTTCCGCCCGAACCTGTTTCTAAGTTAGCAACCACCAGTTCAACTGGTGGTTTATCCTTGGCCCTCCAAAGGGCCATTGTTACTGCTCGCCCCAAAGGGCGGTATCGCAAGCACTTTTACTGGCCCGCTATAAAGCGGTACTACTGGAATCTTCTCTTCTCGATTCCTCTGCTTGCTCATTTATATATTTCTGAACTGCTGCATCTGTTATATTGCCGATTGTTTCAACATAATATCCTCTAGCCCAAAAGGCTTTATCCCATTTACTTTGCAGTTCTGGATGTCTGTCGTAAAGCATCAATGTGCTTTTCCCTTTCAGATATCCCATAAAGTCTGATACACTAAATTTCGGTGGAATTGCTACGCTTAAATGCACATGATCGATACATACGGCTCCCGCAATTATTTCTACATTTTTATATTTGCATAGAGTTGATATTATTTCTCTCACATCTTCTCGTACCTTTCCATACAATACTTTCTTCCTATATTTAGGAATGAATACGATATGATACTGGCATTTCCAGCGAGTATGTGATAGACTTTTATTGTCCATTTGGACCGCCTCCTTTGATTTTGAGTTTGGCTTGCGACAC